CGGGGTGACCGGCCCGGCGGACTTGTGGCCGGTCGCCCCGGTGCTCACCCAGGCCCGACTCCAGCTCGGGCCTGACGCCACGCTCGATGGCATCGGTGATCTGCTCGGCATCCCCCCGGCGACAGTCGGCCAGTGGACGACCCGAACTCGGCAGGGTCGGATCCGGGGCCGTCGCGCTGAGCAGGTCGCCCATGCCCTCGGGTTGGAGCCGGTGATGCTGTGGCCTGACTGGTACCCAAACCCGGATCGGCTGGTTGACGTGAGGTGGATCGCCGAGACCTACTACCTCCATCCCGAGTGGGTCCGGCAGGGGCTGACGAAGGAGCCGTGGTTCCCGAAGCCGATCTCCCGGGCAAGGAAACGAGCGGAGTGGGCTGGGCACCACAACTGCATCGTGTGGGAGCGGGAAGAGGTCGACGAGGCCATGGCCTCGATCGGGTTCGGACCGGAAGCTCCGGGGCAGACCCTGAAGGAGATCGCTGCGGCCCGGGGCCTGTCGATCAAGACCTTGACCCGCTGGTCGTACTCACGTGACGGGTTCCCGCCGCCGGTGACGGACCGGCAGCCCAGACGGTTTGACCCGGCCGCGGTTGACGAGTGGGTCGATCATCACCGTGATCTCCTCCCGGCTGCCGCTCGGGCCTGTGGATAGCCCTCGGCTGTAGATTGTCCTACACTGGGTATACATGCCCACGAGTGGCCTGACCTTCGGGTCGAAGCGAGCGGCGGAGCTGGCTGGCATAACGTACCGGCAGCTTGACCACTGGAGTACCACCGGGGTGATCCCCCGTCAGTCTGGTGGGCCCGGGTCTCGGCGTAGGTGGTCGTTCGACGAGGTCGTGCTGATGGCCCTGGTCGGGGTGGTATCGGTGTCGTCGGCGGTGATGAAGCTCGACCACGTCCGGACTCATCACGAGTGGCTACTCGATCAGATCGAGGGGGGCGCCTCGGTGATCGCCTGGACGGGGGGCATGTGGATCGGGTTGGACGGTGACCCGGAGGCGGTTGTCGACTTGGTGTTGGAGCAGGGGGCGGTGTCGATGGCGGTGTTCAACTTGGACGAGTTGCGGGATCGGGTGGAGGGGCGGGGGTTGATGGCGGCGCCGCGGTCGTCGTTCGGCCTTGCCGCTTCGTAGCATATTATGCTACAGTCGGGTTTGTACTTGGCTCGTCGTCTAACGACTCGGGAGGGGCGGCAGCGGCACTGAGCCTCCCCTGTAGTCGTGGCGGCGTCGGCCCCCTCCCCTTGGGTGTTGCTCATCTCGGGGGAGGGGGTCGTTCGCGTTTACGTCCCCACCCCTTGACGATCATACCGTGACCGTGCTACGTTTACGGTATGAGCAACACCCAAACCAACCCCACGGCCGCACCCCCGGCCACCATCACCATCCGGGTCCTCTACAACGACGCCATCACCGACCGATCCATCGCCGGTGAACCGTCCATGATCGACGACACCGGCCGCCCCTACCGCATGTCCGAGATCGACCGGGACACCCGAGTCCAGATCCTGATCGGCAGCGGTGCCGCATCTTTGCCGTTCGGCCGGTTCTCCGGGGACTCCAGCTACGTCCCCGGAGACCCCCTGCTGGAGGTCCACACCGAAACCGTCGACACCCCCGCCAACCCGTCGAGCTGTTGGGTGCACGCCCAGTGCGAACGGGTCTACGCCATCCTCAACATCAACCAGCCGCCCGGATGGGCCCACCGGTCCATGTCCATGGGCGACGTGGTCGTCATCGGTGAAACCGCCTGGGTCGTCGAGGCCACCGGGTTCGAACCGGCCGACATCAGCCAGAGCGAGGTGCTGTGATGCTGTCGTTTCGCCGCATTGCCGCTGGATCGTACGACATCCACCGCCCTGCCGGGATCATCGGCCGGATCGACCGAACCCCCGGGGGTCTCTGGGACTGGACCTGGAGCGACCGGCTCCTCCAAGCCGAAGCCAGCGGTAGGGCCGCGACCCTCAAGGCGGCCAAAGAAGCCGCACAGATGCGTTGGGCGGCAAACAAGCCATGGCCCAATGAGGTCCAGCTCAACAAGGTCATGGCTTACATCGGCGACCGGTTGGGCCGGTACACGATGGACCGTGAGGCCGACCAGGTGAAGTACGTGCTGGACGCCGCGCCGATGGGCGAGCTGAACCCGGCCCTGGAGGCCGCGGTGGCGACTGCCCGCTACATGGACGGCACCGACAATCTGGCGGAGTACACCCGGAAGCTGCGGAAGCTGATCGGCGACACGATGGAGATGTTCTGATGAAGGCCCGACGCGAAGCCGAGTACCACCTGATCTTGGATGAGCGGGAGATGTTCGTCCTGCTGAAAGCGCTGGACACCGGCGCCCCCGACGATGACGAAGTCGACCGACTTCACGACGCCCTGGAAGCGATCCTCCCCCACGCGGTCCACGGGGTCGGCGGCCGTCGGCTGTGGCCGCACAAGGTCAACATCCCGCCCCGCCGACCGAAGGAGACCCCCGATGCCTGAGACCGGTTACGCGTGGGTGTCCGAGGGCGAGATCGCCACCGGCCCGTTCGAGAAGTGGGTCCGCCACTGGGAAGAGTCGGTGCACAGCGACGTGACCGTCTCCGACCCCGTTGCTCTGGTCGTTGTCGACCCGTCCCTGCCGCCGCAGGCGCAGGCCGCGTTCGTCCGGTCCGAGCTGACCAGCCGCACCGAGACCGCGATCATCGGCGTGTGGGAGTCGGCCCAGGGCGACCGGGCCGCCTACCGGGTGGTCCCGTGATGCCTGCTGACCCGAAGATCGAGATCGCCCCGACCGACCTGGTCCGCTGCGACCGCTGCGGGGCCCAGTGGGAAGCGGCCGAGGTCGCTGACCGCTTGGACTGCCAGGCCACCACCAGCCGGGGGCGTTGCCCGTCCGGCGACTTCGACGGTGTCGACGTGGTCGACCTGTCGCACCACTTCGATGAGAAACACCCTGGATGGAGGAACCGATGAACCGATTCGACCAACTGCTGGCCTACGGCGGCCCCGACGAGTACGACACCGACGGTGTCCGGGTGTCGACGTTCGAGGTCGGCCGTGACGACCTGGAGAACCTGCGCCTGGCCATGCAGCCCGGCAACCGCGGATGCCAACCGGGAACGTACCGGCGTCTGGACGTGGACGGCCGCCTCTGGATGTCCGACACGTCGGCTGAGCTGCGGGACCACTACAGCCCCGTCATCCAGATGGAGCAGACCGATGGGCCCGTGTTGATCCACGGCCTCGGGATGGGCCTCGTGACCGCCGCCGCGATCCGGGTCGGCCGGGACGTGGAGGTGGTCGAGATCGACCAGCGGGTCATCGACTGCATGGGCGGCTGGCTGTCGACCCTGGCGGCACATCATGGGGTGCAGCTCACGATCCACCACGATGACGCCTACACCCGCAAGTGGCCGGTGGGTCAGGAGTGGGCGGTCGTGTGGCACGACATCTGGGCCGACCTGTGCGAGGACAACCTGGCCGAGATGGCCACCCTCCACCGCCGGTTCGGTCGCCGCTGCCAGTGGCAGGGCTCGTGGGGGAAGACCCTCCTCCAGGTCGAGCGGGACCGCCGGAAGCGGGCCGGGGGGTGGTGGTGATGACCGGCCAGGATCCGGGGTTGATCCCGTTGACCCGACCGTCTCGGAAGGTGTCCCGGGAGCTGTTGTTGGCCAAGGGGGTGGAGCTGTTCGACACCGTGGGGCGGCTCGTCCCGGTGGCGGAGGTCACGGCGATGTTCTCGAACGAGAGGGGCAAACCGCGGACGTCTGGTTGGGCTTACCAGAACTGGCCGAACCAGCAGGCGTACTGGGATGACGTGGCGTTCGAGGTCGCCGACCGCCCGTGGTTCGATGACAGTGGCGGGTTCCGGGTCGACCGGGTGCTCGGCTGCTTGAACCTACCATGGAAGTCGGATCCGGTGGTTGCTGCCCGGATCCACGAGCACGTGCAGGACGCCGAAGAGCGGTTCGCTGTCGCCCAACTGGGCGGCGATCTGTGGCGGGCGGTTGCCCTCATCGGGGAGGGCGTGGTTTCCCTGTCTGGCCGGGCCGTCGAGGTCGACGATCCTGACGACCCAACCCTCGACGAGTGGGTGACCAAGGCGAATCTGATGGAAGAGGGGCTGTGATGGGACACATTCTGGATGTCCATGGCGTCTTCGGCGCTGAGACTCGACGGGAGTCGTTCTACCTGTACGGCCCCTGCTTCGGTGGGAACCGGACCGAGGACGGTCACGTGGCCGACAACGACGGCCATCGGTTCCACCTGGAGATCACGTACGACAACCTCCCGGATCTGGAGGTGGCTATCGCGATGGTCCGGACCCACGCCGAGCGACGAGAGGTCGACCCGGTGGAGTTCCCCGAGCCGACCATGTCACGTCGACAGATCGTCTCGTGCCAGATCGTCGAGATCGACTTGGCTGACCGGGCCGTCGAGCTGCGATTGGAGGACGACGAGGGCGAAGGCGGGTGGAGGGACCCTCGGGTTGGGATCGACAGCATCCCGAAGTTTGTGTGGCTGGTCATGTACAACTCCACCCGGTTTCGGATTGAGGTGAACCGGGCGGCTCGGACCGACCTGGAAGCCCCGCTGGACATCGTGTGGCTGGAGGGCCAGTGACGATGACAGCGGATCCGGTGACCCCGGTGTTGCACGGGGTGTTGGTCGATGGCGAGATCCGGCAGTTGCTGTCCGGGTTCGTGGAGCAGGTCTCCCTGGCGTGGTTCATCGGCGGGTCGTCTCGGGCGGAAGGGGCCCGAGAGGCGATCGAGCCGTTCATGGTGGCGTTCATCGGCCCGGAAGCGGGGGCGGTCGAGGCGTGGTGGCCGGTGGTGGAGGATCAGCGGTGGCGGGCCAGGACCCGGGCCGGGTGGGAGTGGCGGATCTTCCGGGCCATGATGACCCACATCGGGAAGTCGAAAGGGGAGGTGCTGCCCGACGATGAGACTTGACCCGCGGTCGGTCGGCGAGGTCGACGGTCTCGGGATCGAGGTCCGGCACCTACCCGACGATGACCCGGTCGGGCCCGGCGGTGAGGAGTGGACGATCAACACCCTGGTGCAGTACCGGTGGGTTGTCTCAATGGATCGGGTGCCTCCGGCCGCCCGGCCCGAGATGTGGGACGCCGAGACCCGGTTCGGGCTCCGTTCGATGGCGAAGAAGCTACGGCAGCAGGCCGCTGAGATAGAAGCGCTCCTCGACCGGTAGACCAACACTTCACCCCTCGGGGGTTCGTACGTTGGTGCCGGTATGGCCGCCACCACCACGTCACCCGAACCGCCTGAGCGTCCCCGTAGACGCCGGAAGCGGTCCTCGTTCGCTATCGAAGTCCCGACCGGTGTCGGGCGCCTGTCGACCGCTGCCGCGACCCGGCTGCGGGACGTAGGAGCGAAGCAGTTCGAGCGGCAGGAGTGGCAAGAGGAGGCGTACGGCCACGTCAACGCCATCGGCGAACTGGGATACGTCGTAGCGCTTCTGGCCGACACGGTGGCCCGGGGTGACATGGTCATCCTGGAGCGGGACCTTGAGACCGGTGACGTGATCGTCCCGTCGAAGAACGACGACGGGGAAGACATCATCGAGGGTGACCGTCAGATCGCCGAGAAGGGCCTGCTCGCCTTCCGAGGCCCGTCCGGGGACTGGCGGACCATCACCCGCATGGCGGCCGAGGCGGATGTCATCGCAGGCGAAGGGCACCTGATCGGAGTGCCCCTGGACGGGCAGCAGATCGCCTGGGAGTTCCTCTCCATCATGGAGATCGAGACGGATCGGACTGGCGAGAAGACGGTCCGGAAGCGGCACGCCAAGCGCCGCCAGTCCGTCGAGCAGGAAGTCCTGCCCCCGGCCACGTACACCAGCCGGTACCACCGCCGGGACCCGCAGCACTCCGGGGACGCCACTTCCGCCCTCCGCCGTGTCGCCGCGTCATGCCGTGAAGTGGTGCTGCTCACCCAGTTGGTGGAGGCGACCATCAAGTCGCACATCCCTGCCGGGATCCTCCTCGTGGCCGACGAGTTGTCCCTGCCGGTCGGCCCCGAAGATGAGCTGTCCGGCGACCCCGAGGTCGACCCGCTCCTGGAGATCCTGACCCAGCACCTGTCCCGCCCGATCGAGGATCGACGCTCCGCCGCCGCCCTGGTCCCACTCCTGCTGAACGCCCCAGCCGAACTTCTCGACAAGGCGTTGAAGCTGGTCCAGCTCGACCCCCAGAGGATGGACCCCGCCGCGGCGATCGACCTGCGGGAGAACAGCCTGGGACGGATCGCCACCGGACTCGACGTGCCCCCGGAGATCATGCAGGGCCTGGGAGGGTTGAACCACTGGACCGGGGCCACCGTCTCGAAGGACTTCATCGAGAAGCACGTCATCCCGATCGGCGAGCGGCTCGCCCAGTTCTTCACGATCGCCTACCTGCGCCGGGTCCTGATGGACGCCGAGGGGTGGGACGAGGCCCGAGCGGAACGGTTCGAGGTGGCGTACGACCCAGCCGTGCTCCTGTCCAGGGCCGACGCCGCCGCTTCGGCCGACTCGCTGTGGCGGGACCGGGTCATCTCCGACGACGCCCGCATCCGGGCCCACGGGTTCGACCCGGACGAGGACCGCCCGAAGGAAGAGGAGCGGTTCCGCCGGTACGTCGAGGCCATCGCCCTGTCCCCGTCGGTCACGAACAAGGCGTTCCTGGCCGCCCTTGGGCTGGGTGTCGACCAGCTCGTGGAGATGGGCATGGACCCGGAGGCCGCGGAAGCGATGCTGTCCCCACCGTCCACCTCAGGCCCCGGCCCCGACGACGGGGAGGGACCGGACGAAGACCCACCGGAGGCTGGCGAGCCGGGCGCCAACGAGGATGTCCAGCAGGCCGAGAGCGTCGACCCTGGTGGGGTCGAGCAGCCGGTGACCACCGTCCCGGAGGACACCGGCGCGCTGGTCGCCCAGATCCGGACCATGGCATCGGCCACCCTCGTGCGGGCGTTGGAGCGGGCAGCGAACCAGGCGATCGGGAAGCTCCCGAAGGAATCGATCGCCACTCGTGACCGGGTCCGGGCGCTCCCGAAGCTGGAGGTGTTGGCCGCCATCCCCCAGACCGACTGGCGGCAGATGCCGCCCCACGAGTCTCTCCTGGGGCGCCGCCCGTGGGACGAGTTCCAGAACCTGACGGTGTTCTGGACCCGTGAGTACTTCGAACACGCCCTCGGGGTCGGGCACATGATCGCCGACGAGGCCGCCCACCGGGTCGCCTCGACGATCGTCAACGACCTGGACCGCCTTGCCCTCGGTGCGTTCCGCCGCCCACCGGCCCGCTCCCCGGATGGCCTCTACGTCCCGGTCGACTTGGTCGCTGACGCTATGGCAGCCGCCCCGGTCCGGTGACTTTCACCCGAGGGAAGGGGCAGGCCCGTCGCCGTCGGGCGTTGACGGCCGCGGATGATCTGGGGGCGATCATCGGCGACGCGATCGAGCAGATCGGGAAGCAGGCACAGCTCACGTTCCGGGCCCGAGCGGAGCAGGAATTGGCCGCCCGCCTTCCCGCCCGGTCGTCTCTGGTCGAGGTGTTCGACCACGTCTTCACGTTCGCTGACCAGCCCGCTCCCGAGGTTGACCTGACCGGGCTGTGGGATGACACCGCCTGGACCGCCGCGGTGGGTGACGCCGAGACGTACCTGGGGAACGTCGTGGTCGACGAGATGTCCCGGGTTGGGGTCGTGGCCACGATCAGGCAGCCTTTCGTTCAGGAGATCGTGGCCGAGCACATCGGCCGGATCGAGGCGTACGGCGACGACGCCAGAGCACACGTCACCCGCTCGTTGACCGAGTCGTTCCGCAAGGGCCACTCGGTTGATCAGGCCGCCCGTGCCCTGGTGGGTGGGGACATGCGCCCCAGGGCTGCGGAGCTGGTGGCCCGCACCGAGATGATTGCAGCGTCGAACGGCGCGGCGATGGTCGGAGCGAAGGCCGCCGCCCAACCCGGTGACATGAAGGTGTGGCTGGCCACGCACGACTCCCGGACCCGGCCGGAGCACCGGGCAGCGGACGGCCAAGAGGTCCCCCTGGACCAGCCGTTCAAGGTGGGCGGTGAGGACGCCGACTACCCCGGGGATGCGGGGCTGTCGCTGGACATGCGCGGTAACTGTTTCCTAGGCGATGTTCGGGTTTACCCAGTGGGCGCCCCGGAGCTGTTGTACCGGCACCTATGGGTCGGTGATGTCGTCCGGGTCTCCGCAGGCGAGGAACATTTCACCGGTACCCCAAACCACCCGGTACTTACCGACCGAGGATGGGTCGCTCTCGGCGATCTCCGACCAGGCGATCACTTGGTCGGCCGCCCGGTCGGGGTCGTATCTGCCTCGGGGGCCGGGGAGGTTGGGGTTCCACCGGATGTAGAGCGGCCACCACCCTCGTTCGCAGAGGTGTTTGATCTTGCGGCGCTCGCGGGACGACGACCGGAGCGGGTTGGTGCCATGGCGATGGACTTCCACGGCGACAGGCCAAAGGCCGAGGTCGATGTTGTACCTGTCGACGGGCTGCTGATGGGTTGGGGTGACGCCCCGCTCGGCGAGAGCGGCGAGCAGTTCCTGCTCTCCCTGGCCGACGACGGACTGCCGGTCTTGCCTGGTGGCCGCTCGTCTGGCCAGTTCGTCGTCGGTGCGTCTCATGCCGCGTACAGCGTCGTGGGCCGCGGCGGTCAGTCGGGCCCGTCCGATCGGCCCTTCCCGGTCCATCCTGATCTTGTTGGCCTGGGACCTGCCTCGGATCTCGACGCCGTGCGCTTGGAGGAGGGTCGTGACCGCCCGCCGACTCCACGGGGTGCTTCGGGCGATCGACAGGACCGATTCCCCGGTGAGGTAGCGGTCCAGGAGGTCCGTTCTGTCAACTGGGATCGAGTGTCCGCCCACGTGTTCAACCTCCAAACGTCTTCGGGCCTGTACTACGCCAACAACATTCTAGCTCACAACTGCCGGTGTTCGTGGTACGTGAAGCCTGCGGCCCCTGTGCCCCTCCGCCGGGACCCGACCCCGGCGGAGGGGGCAGCGGCCGACGCCGCTCGCGCTACGGCCGCCCGGCTGGCGAAGCAGAAGCGGGCTGTGACGAGGGGTCGGGTTGAGCAGGAGACCCTGGATCGGTACGGGGTCTCCGAGACTCAGTGGCGCAATGCCCGAGGGCAGCTCCCAGCGGTGAAGGCCGACATTCGTACCGCCGCGGGGAGGGAGGCTGACGAGTTGGCTGCCTGGTTGGACGACAACTCGATGGCCGAGCTGACCCGCCCCACCCGCCTCCGGCAGACGACCGATGTGGTCTCTGGTGGTCGCCGGTCGGTGAGGACCGAGTCGGGGTATGACTGGATGGAGGGCCTGACGGACGCGGAGGCCCGGCAGGTTCGCCGCCGGTTCACCGACTCCGGCCTGTTCACCCCGGACGTGGTGGCCGACCAGGTTCGTAGGGTCACCAATCTCGACATGACCGATGACGAGGCGATGGACTGGCTGACCGAGCGGTGGCTCCACGCTGACGGGCTCCGCTCGCTCGCTTCCGGCCGGATCCCCCGGTATGCCAATGCTGAGAACCTGGTGCCCGGCGAGTACTCGCTTGATGGGTATGACGTGGCCAGGCTGTTTGGTGATACCGAGGACGCGATTGGGCATCTCGCTCAGGTCCAGTCGGAGGCCGCGGCGGAGTTCGCTGCCCGAGCGCTCGGTTCGCCGAGGTTGGGTCCGGCGCCGTGGTCGATGGATGCCGGGGACTACCTGCGGGAGTTGGAGGAGATCGAGGATGTGTTGCGCTCTCCGCCGGTGCAGGGCCGCTCGGCCGCGGTCGACCAGGCCCGGTCTCGGTTGCGGGAGTTGGCCCCTCCGGACATCGACACGGACGGGTCGTTGGAGCCGATGGCTCTGTTCGAGCAGATTCGGATCGTGGCGCAGCAGGCCGGTTACGATGTTGTTTGATGGCTCCTCGTAGAGACACTCGCACGCCCTCGTGGTCGGAGGTGGCCGCTGACGCTGAGCGTCTGGTGGTCGGGCGCCCGAAGCCGGAGGACGTGGAGGCTGGGGCTGCGGTGCGGGCGATCGTCGCCGGTGATCAGCCGTCGGTGAGGGTGCTCGGTCGGGAGTGACGAACCCCGCTCACCGGGGGCTGGTGGCGGGGTGTTCGTCAGGATGCGGGGGTCAGGTCTCGGGTGTTGACGGAAATCTGGAGAGCAACATCCGAGGGGCCCCCGCCGCGTACCGTCGCGGTCGTGAAGCCGACGCGCCCCATGATCGCCGCGTGCCGCCAAGCCCTGGCATGGCACGACGAGTACCCGGCCGCCCGGGAGCACAGCACTGGGTGGATGGTCCGGTTCGCCCGCCAGGTCACCCGAGACAGCAGCCCCTACATCCCCCGCCCAGCGACCGCCGCCCGGGTCCGGGACTGGTTCACCGAACACGAGTCGTACCGGGACACCGAGGGGTTCTTCACCACCGACGCCGCGACCGGCGAACCCACCTCGTACCGGGTCGCCTGGCAGATGCTGGGCGGCGACTCCGGCCGCGAGTGGGCCCGCAAGCACGCCGACACCGACGAAGAGGGAGCCTCCGTGTCCGATGGTCTGATCGAACTGGACGACGCCGCCACCGCCCGCGAAGCCGCCGAGCTGGCCGCCCGAGCGGTCCTGGCCAACGGCATCGGCACCGCGCCCATGGACCCAGCGCACTGGGCCGACGTGGGAGCGTTCGCCGAGTTCGAAGGCCGCCGCCCCGAATGGGCAGGTGTCCTCGCGCTCGAAGGGATCCCAACCTCCGACGGGCGGATGATCACCGAAGGTGGACTGACCTGGCGGGGCCTGCCGATCACGTTGCAGGACCAGCTCGCCTCCCAGCCTGGCCACGACGGAGCGGTAGCCGCAGGTCCCATCACCAACATCTTCCGCGACGGGCAGCAGATCCGGGGCGAAGGGTTCTTCGACACCGGCGACGACGGGCAGAACGCCCGCCGCCGGATGGCTGAGGGCACCAAGCAGGGCGTCTCCGTCGACTTGACCGAGGTCGTCCTGGACCTGCCCGAAGACCCCGAGGACATCCTGGACATCCTCTTCGGCGATGGGCTCCTCATCATCCTCTCGGCCCGGATCGGGGCCGCCACCCTCGTGTCGATCCCAGCGTTCGAGGGGGCCCGCCTTCAGATCGTCGGCGACATGGAAGACGTGGAGCCAGCGGCCCTGGTCGCCTCGGGTGGTGCGATGCCTGAGGGGTTCACCATGCAGCTCGTATTCCCCATCGACACCGACTTCTTCAGCTTCACCGCCAACCCCGACACTCCCGAACAGGAGACGATCGAGATTGTCACCTGGTCCCCGATCTCGATGTACCCCGAGGGGGCCCGCCCAGCAGAGGACGACCCCGAGGCCGACCGGATGGGGCTCCTGGAGGTCGACGTGCAAGACCCGACTCCGGACCACTCCATCTCCGGGTTCACCGGGCTGGGGTCCGAGACGTACACGATGCAGACGACCGTTGAGGTGCCGATCGAGATCGAGTTCGCTTTGAACGCAGCGGGCACCGCCCTCGAAGGCACCCCCGTCCTGGCTGAGGGCTGGTCACCGTCGCAGGTGTTCACCCCGGAGCGGATGGCCGAGCTGTGGTTCGGGCAGGTCGACCGGCTGATGATCCCGGAGACCATGACCAGCACCGGAACCAGCGGCGATGACATCGAGCGGGAGATCCTCGACCACATGGCCGAGCCGTTGGTCGCATCCGGTGGCCTGGCACCGCCTCCGGATTGGTTCGCCCGTGGCGAGTACACCCAGCCGGTCCCGTTCACCATCGAAGACCCCGACGAGTTGGGGATGCGGCAGATCCATGGCCACATCGCCCGCTGGGGCTCCTGCCACATCGGGTTCTCCGGGCGCTGCGTCGATGTGCCCCGCGGTCTCGACTACAGCTCGTTCCAAGGGGACCAGGTCCCTGGGGTGGTGGTCTGCGCCGACGGGTCCCGGGTCAAGGCCGGGCCGATCGTCATGGACACCGTCCACCCATCGCTCCGGGCGAAGGCGTCGGACGCCGCGGCGCACTACGCCGACACCGGGAGCCTGGTGGCGCAGGTCCGCTGCTACGAGGACCAGTACGGCCTCCAGATCCGAGGTTGGGTCATGCCCGGTGTCGATGACGCCCAGGTCGCCCGCCTGAACGCCGCCGACCTGTCTCCGGACTGGCGGCCGAGAGCGAACGCCAACGGAGGCCGCGGGGTCGTCGCCGTCCTGGCCGTCCCTGTCTCCGGGTTCAACCTCGGACTGGTCGCCTCCGGCGGGACCGCCGGGCGGGAGGCCGAAGGGCAGCTCCTGGACGACATCGCCATCGTCGGCACCAACTGGACCCCACGCCTCACCGAGCTGGCCCGCCGCAAGGCCGCCGCCCTGGAACGGTTCAGGCTCCCCGTCCCGTCCGACATCGCCGCCCTCGCTGAAGCCACCGAGGACCCGGCGCTCACCGCCCGCAAGACCGCCGTCCTCGCCCGCCTGGCCGGACGGTCCTGCGGGTGCGGTGGCTCTTGCTGCACCGACTGAGGGAGTACGGCGGGGGATCCCTCCCGCTGGGGGTCGCCCTGTGGGCCCTGTGGCCCGTCCTCGTGGCGCACCATGAGGTGCGGGACGTGATGGGCTGGACCCGGACCCGAGGCGCCGCCTGGGGGCTCTCCGCCGCCACGGCCGGGATCCTCGGGTCGTGGGACGGTGGCGTGTGGTCGGCAGTGTTGCGGATCGGGCTACTTGTCTGGCTGGGCGGGACCGTCGTCGCTGTGGCCGTCGTCGAGGTCGGCGACCCGGTGCTTGTCCCCAGCCCTGTGGACCGCCTGTGGGCAACCCGGATCTCAGGGGAGCAACCGGCCGACCCGCTCGGTGACACCATCGCCGTCGTCTTCGCCCTGCTCTGGTGGTATCTCGCGGCCCGGGTCGTGATCGAGGGGCTCGCCGCCCAGTGGCCGGGCATGACCGGCGGTCTCCTGGCGTTGTACGCCGCGGCCCTGTGGGCGGCACCGTACGACCCCCGCCTCCCACCGACCGTGTAGCCGAATATGCTACGCTTCCGGGTATGAACGGAACGCCCTCCCCCGACCGGATCGTCGCCCTCGGAGGCGCCAACGGCAACGGCCCAGCGTTCCCCTACTGGGCCGACTGGGGAAAGGTGATCCGAGCCGTCGCCCTCTCCGACCTCCCCTACCTGCACGACCTGTCCGTCGTGCTCGACGCCACCTACGGCCGCGGGGTCTTCTGGAAGCACTGGCAGCCAGCCAACGGGAAGCTCGTGTCCAACGACATCGACCCGAGACGGACGGTCGACCACCGGTGGGACTGGTTCACCACCCCGCCCCCCACCGAGTGGCGGGACTTCTTCGACACCGTCATCCTGGACCCCGACTTCAAGATGTCCGGCACCAACCAGATCATGCTCGACCGGTACGGTCTCGACAACGACGACCCCAACCTCCGGCGCATGGCCAAGCTGTTCGTCGGGGCCCTGGCCGCCGGTGAGTGTGTCCGCCCTGGCGGGTGGCTGATGGTGAAGTGCCAACCCCAGGTTGCCGGTGGCCGTCTCCATCACCAGCCCCGCCGGGTCGCGAACCTTTTGGAGGACCATGGGTGGGAACAGGTCGGCGAGATTCACCGGCAGTACCGGCCCGTCCCCCAACCGGCGAAGACCCGGGCCGACGGTGAACCGGTGTTGCAGGGCCACGAGCATCGCAACTACTCCACCTTGGTCATCTGCCAGCGGAAGTTGCCGCTGCGGAGCGATGGCCGCTGACAAGTACGCCCGGCAGGCCAGGCGGGCCCGGCAGCGGGAAGCTGCGGCCCGGGCCTGCGACCGGAAGCGCATGTACGACTCGGAGGCCGACGCTCTCGACGGGATGCCCCCGGACCAGCAACCCTACGAGTGCCGCCGCTGCGACGGGTGGCACCGGAGGACCGACCCGACGGTGAAGCTGGTCAACCAGATCCGCCGTACCCCTCTCCGGAAGCCGCGTGGCTAGCCGGACGATCGCCCGGAACGACGCCCCATGTAGGGGTTGCGGGGACCCGGGGATCGTGTGCGCCGCCCTCCCGATGGACGCCCGGCAGGCGCTCCGCCCGGCGCACAAGTGCTGCCCGGATTGCTCGCACGCCGACTGGGCTGCCTACGAATGGGAGTTCTGGGGGTGGGCGCTCCGGTACATCTGGGAGCACTGGAACGAACCGAACAATGGAGGTGGCCAGCGATGGCAACGAAACGGGAAATCCTGACAGCGCTCGGTCGGGTAGGAGCCCTCGACGACGTCCCCGTGTGGGACACCTACAATGAGGACCACCAGGACAAGATCGTCGGCTACTACGGCGACGCGATCTGGGCGTTCCTCCACGGCCCCGGCAAGGCAGTCGGCCCGGACAACACGGTCGCTGGCCCGGCCGACTGGAACGGTCCGCACCACTTCCCCGGCCGATGAGTCTCGAAGAGGAGCTGCGGACCTTCGTCCAGATCACCGGCCAGTCGTTGGCGTCGTCGGCCATGCCCGCCCTCGCAGCGCAGCTAGCCTACTGGAGCCGCGAGTACGACGCTGCGGTATCCGACGTGGCCGAGACGTTGGGAATCGACCGGGACGAAGCGGGGGCACGGGTCCGGCAGGTGTGGACGGAGCGCCCCGTCAGGGACCTGGCCGAGGCCGCCCTGATCGTGATCGGTGAGGGCCTGGACCGGGAAGCGGCGCGCTGGCGGGTGGTACCCCCGCCCGGAGTCGAACCGGGACGCCCGAAGGGCACCGACGTTTGAGATCGGCGCGTCTGCCTGTTTCGCCACGGGGGCTGGGTAGGTCACCCCGGATTCGAACCGGGACTGAACGGCCCCTCAGACCGTTGCCTCTGCCGTTGGGCTAGTGACCCTGGAGTACCGTCGGAGGGAGTCGAACCCTCACGCCCGAAGGCAACCGGTCCTGAACCGGTCGTGTCTGCCTAGTTCCACCACGACGGCGCGTTGTGAGTGCCGCCCGGACCGGGCAGCGGGAGACTCACAAGAGGCGTAGTCGCTTGGTCACGGTCCCCACCCTACACCAATCGGGGTGGGGACCGTGACCTGTTTCAGGCATCCAGCCTGCGGGTGAACTCGACCCATTCAGCCTGGCCGGGCTTGCGTAGGGCCAGGCTGACGGTGGTCATGGGGCCGAAACTGAAATGGACGGTCTCGGTGGTGGTGCGGGCTTCGAACTGGCTGGTGCGCCGGGTCTCGACGATGGTGACGGTGCGTATCCCGGTCTCGGTGGTGGTGGTTTCGACGGTGGTGCTGGTCCGGCTGCTCATGTCTCCATTATGCGACACCCCACATCGAATGTCAACTAGTGGGGACAGAAATCCTGGGGTGATGAGCAACACCCACCCACCCGCCGGGCAGTATCTTCACCGGAGACCGATCGCCTTCTGGAGGATCCCATGGTTCTGTCCGCCACCGTCGCCGCATCCATCGCCGCCAGCCTCGGGGAGGCCGCTCCCACGTCCGACCTGGGCGGCAGCTCCGGCGCATCGGCCCGTGCCAACATCAGCCAGGCCGTCACCCTCACCGACGGCACCGGAGCCGGGCAAGGCGACCTCATGTTCGCCGACCGGCGCACCGTCACCGACGGAGCCACCGAGGATCTGGACCTGGCCGGTGTCCTCACCGACGCCCTCGGGAACACCATCACCGCCGTCCGGGTCAAGGCGATCGTCATCACCGCCGCCGACGGGAACACCACCGACCTGACGATCGGCGCCGACGCCAACGCCTGGGCCACCCTGCTCAACGCCGCGGGGACCCTGACCCTCCGCCCGGGATCGTCCATCGCAGCGTTCGCAGGCGCCGCCGACGCTGTCGGGTGGACCGTCACCGCCGGTACCGGCGACATCCTCCAGGTCGTCAACGGCGCCGGAGCTGACGCCACGTACGACATCGTGATCATCGCTGCGTCTGCCTGATCCCGGAAATCCTGCCCACGATCCCGGATCGTGTGGCATGATGGTCATAGCCGAGATGTGCGCTGAACCTCACGCCTGACGCAAGTCGGGAGTACCACCGCCCAGTGGATGCGTGAGGGGAAGGAGCACCCTCGGCGACATGCGGAACTAGCTCACCAGGCCAGAGCACCAGCCTTCCAAGCTGGGGAACCGGGTTCGAGTCCCGGGCTCCGCTCCATGGTGAAGTTGACAGCGACGACGACTATCCGGGCCACCCGGGCGAGCGCCTTTCATGAGCGCGCCGCGGTGGCCATCGTCGATCGCTGGCGATAGCCCCCCTCTGGTCAGAGGGACCTCATCACCGCCAGCCTTCTTGCTGGTGTCGCACGGGTGGCCGTGCACCCGTTTCGTAATCGGGACTGAGTGGGTTCGACTCCCATCACCAGCTCCACGAAGCACTTACCGACGTAGCTCAGCAGGACAGAGCACCAGGTTCCGAACCTGTCGGTCGGAGGTTCGAGTCCTCCCGTCGGTGCCATACCTCTGTAGCTCAATTGGACAGAGCACCGGATTACGGATCCGGATGTCGGGGTTCGACTCCCCGCACCGGCTCCAAGCGGGAGTGTCTTCCCTCCGAAGCTCAATGGACGAGCGTCGGCCTCCGGAGCCGCAGGTTGTGGGTTCGATTCCCACCGGGGGGTCCATGCCTCTGAAGCTCAATTGGAAGAGCGCAGCACTACGGATGCTGTGGGTGCGGGTTCGAGTCCCGCCGGGGGCTCCAACTGTAATCACACCTTGACACTGTAGGAGGATGTGCTACAACTGAACATGCCTGGTCGGGTTCGATTCCTGACCGTCCCCGGGGTCCTGTAGGCCACTATCCGGGGGTCTGCCCTACGGGGGCAGGCCCAGGCGGCCCCTGGATGGGGACAGGCAACATGGGGACGGGTCCCTACTGGTGGGGAACCTGCCTTGCAAGCAGGCCGTCGCAGGTTCGAATCCTGTCGTCTCCACAAGAAGCTCAAGGGTCGGTACGCGAAACGGTATCGCCCCCCATCATCCCGAGCCCGGCACGGCGCCGAGAGCGGGTTGAGGGGATGCCCCTGGGTCTCGTGAACAACCGGGGTAGCGGCTGCGTGGCGGTCGCCGGGGAAGACGGGACGTACCAGGGGGGATGCGGGTTCGAGCCCCGTCCGATCCACCATGGTTGCGTAGCTCAGCAGAGTAGAGCGCCCGCCTGTCGAGCGGGGGGTCGCGGGTTCGAGTCCCGTCGTGACCGCCAGA